GTCTGTAAACTCGTAACCGTGTTCAGCGGTAGCTGCAGCGGTAGCCACCTCCGATTCTCTGCTGCTTGTATACCCTGCGTCATGAACCGTGTTTAACAAGTTGCCCTGTATTTCACTATTATCGAGACCCAGAGCGTCCAGTTGTGTCGCAACTTGCGCAGCACCTTCCGCAGTTTGGGGTGCCTCCGTAATAGCAGCATTAACTTCCGGGTTAAGCGCTAGCAAAGCGTTAGCTGCCCCATGCCCCGCATCGACGGCACCCCGCACGAGCTTATGCCCGGTAGCCATGGACCCTGCAGTAGTACTACCACCTACTGCGCCGAGCGATGCGTTCATTACTACGTTTCCGACAGCATCATAACCCTCTGGTCTATACGGATGTAGGAGGAACTCCACCAGGATCTGCGGGACACCCTCTTCAACATATTCTTGGAGAGCTTCTCCCCCCGCTGCTTTCAGAACACCGAAAGCCTCCTTAATATAGTTACCACCCTGTTTACCGACTTTGCTCCCAAATAGAATGTTTTCAAACGCATTACCTCCTAACTTCATCATTGCTGCATTAAGGACCGCGGCTGTCATACCCGCATAGTTTCCTACAACTATCGCCTGCTCATGCGCTTCACCTTCGGAAAAACCGGCAGCTCTCAAAGTGTCGAACGCGTCCTTATATGCTCCAGCCCCCGTACCTCCGTAGGCTTCGGCCATATCCAGGCTAATTTGGGTGCCGAATGCCGCCCTCTTTGCTATAGACAGCGCAACTTTCGTACCCGCGGCACGGAAAGCCGTAGCAGCAACAAAAGCGGTTCCTCCGGTAGCGACACTAGCTAGAAGAAGGGGAATCTCCTGTATCATCTCCTCAACTATATACTTAGTTGCAAAAACACTTTTGTCTGCGTTGAAAGCGTCCCAAACAGCCGTAGTAGTATTCCAGGCTTTATCTAACGTGGAGAGAGGGGTACCGTCAGGATTAGTTTTTAGTTTCCCATTCTCATCCTTGTTTGCGTCCCCCATAGTCTTGTTGATTCTCTCAAGCGCAGCCTTAAACTCTGGAGTCCGCAAGTCATCACTGAGTGCAATAAGATCCCGTGCCTGTCTTCCTAGGGGGGTAGACTCTGGATTAATGCCCGCTATAATCACTAAACCGTTAAAAGACTGTATAAGTTCCCCGCCCGCCGAGAGAATAGTAGCCTTAACACCATCACTAAGAAGCTCGTCGGTGGCATACTTCGCAAGGGTCTTAGCGAGTTCTACTTGGTATTGGAAACCCTCTATTCCTGCTTCGACACCAGCCGTAACAGCGTCCGGGGTGAAATTTTTAAGTTGATCAAGGTAGGTAGTGGGATCAGATTCTTTTAGGTCAGCTAAAGTGTGTTTAGCTCTGATATTGCGAATCACGATACTTTCGCGGTCAAACCCTTCGGTAATATCAAATACCGTAGTTGCATCTCTTAGGAAGACCACCTGCTGTCCAGTTTCAGGGTCTTCCGATATAGGGCCAGCAAGTTCAAATAATACCTTATCATCCAGTGCTTCTACTCTCCTATAGTAAGTATTGTCAGTTCTACGTTCTATTTCATGTACAACCTGCCCGTATTCACTACTCCACCTAGGGATGGATATCGAGACATCATCCCAATTAAGTTGCCCATCTTTATCTACCCTGATGCTAGCACTTCCATCGACAATTTGTTTCTGGGTTACATCGGATGGGAGACTTACCGACTGCCGAGTAAATACTTCACCTTTTATGTTCTCTCGCCAGACGGCATGGAGGTCAGCCCCGAACTTCTCTATGTTGTCAGGGGTTACGCTCTGGAGCGTATTCAGGGTGGAACCATGGCCTTTATTAACGGCATCGACAAGAGATTTTAATCCCGCAGGGGTAAACTGAGATATAGGGATACCGGAACTAGCTATCGCTTGTTGAATTACCTTCTGTTTTTCAGCAGCGTACTCTTTTGCATAGTCCTCAGCATTTACAGCCAAACCTTCTGCCTTACCCGATGTAAGCCAGTGTTTATAGCCATCCTGAGTATCACTAAGACCGTGCGCTTTTTTGTACTGCTCTTCATTAAAGCGATCCCCAGTCATAGCCTGGGTGAAACCTTTTTCAAGCGCCTCGGTTATAGGTTTCTGTGTGTCCTCCAGATTCTGCGCGTAAGTAGCTAGATTACTCTCTATTTCCTTATACTCTGTAACTAACTGTCCTACATTGGTGTTAATCTTATTGGCTTCATTTGTGATATTTTCAGTTTCGTTTCTATATCTCTCCATTTGCTCCGTATATAAATCAACCTGCGGCCTAGCGGTATCCTCCCATTCAGCATTTAAATCTATAATGCGACTCTCATACGTATTTATCGCATCGACGGCGGCATTATTTGCAGCGCGGGCGGCGGCAGCTGTAACATGAGTATTTTTTGACGCCGCGTTAGCAGCAGCGAGCGCTTCTTCATATTTAACCCCTGCCGCTTCATATTTGGATTCTGTCTCCTTTAGCTTCGCATCAAATTTGGATGTGGGATCTGTTTGACGGACTGGCGCGGATACGAATTCACCAAACTCACCGTGGTAACCCGTATATGGTCCCAGATCTTCTCCAAACTCACCAATTTGCCTATCGCCAGCATATTTAACGTTTTGTGCAGCGCCGTACTCGCCTGTTGGCTGTTGATTTTCCCATTGCTTAAATGCCTGCACCGCTTTCGCTTTCTCACGCGCAGTCTCATTATGTTCATCAACAGTCTGCTGTGCTTGCCTTGCTGCAACACCATATTCATCTGATAACCTGTAATATTCTTTGAGGGCGGCATCTTGTGCGTTAACCGCAGTCGTAGAATTCGCGCTCGCCTGATTAGCTACTGCCCTTAACTGCTCAGCTTCCGTAAATTGAGACTGGTATTCCCCAATAAAATTCTCACGAGCCTCTAAAGCTTCATTATACCCCTCTACTGCCCTTCCATGTTCGTCTGCTAGACCCTTGTATTCCGCATCTTGATCAGTTATTGCCTGGGCAGCGGCTTGCAGTTCGTCATACCCACCGGAAATCTGGTCAATAGTACTTCTAACAACGAGGTCTAAACCTTCATTAAGTCTTTCTGTCCCATATTGATCCATAGACGCAAGTAAAGTATCAGATACATCCTGACTCTCATCAAAAGTAGCTGTAACAACGTTATTTATAGTGTTGGTTAGGAACGTAAGGTATCCCTCGTCTTTTACGGAATCAAGACCTAGGTTTTGAATTTGTTCGTTAACAAGTTGAGTTGTAATCTTCGCATTAGCAACAGCCGCCAATACTGTCCCTGCAGTTACATCTTTCCCAGATAGCTTCCTAGCAATACTGTCTCCCACTACAGCTTTAATCGCGGGGTACTCGTCAAAGAAAGATATCTCTTCAGTAGCTAAATCTCCAACTGTTCCACCAATAACAGTGGTAGTTGTGGGTAGATATCCTTCTGCCGCCAATTCATCTGTAATATACCCAAGCCCTGCGCTTACCCCTGCCTGAAGACCACCGGAAATGAACGCCTCTACAGGATCTTCCCCTCTAATTACTGCACTTGTTGCCCCACGAACAGCGCTTGTAACAACCGGGGTTATTAATTCTCCTGCTTGCTCACCAATAGCGCTTCCCACAGCGCTTCCCACGTATTTCCCTGCAGCTACACCAACTTGCCCGCCCACATAGGATGCCGCCGCTGATATGAGAATATCCTTAATATCCCCCCCATTTGCCGCAGTTAAAGCTCCAGACATAAGAGCTGGTGCCCAATATGCCGCGGCTGTCCCAGCAGTAGCAATCGTCGTAACAGCCATAACGATGAACGTTAGCGGATCTTCCTTAATCCCTTCAACTACATCACCAACAGCATCGACAACAGGCTCAAAGATGTCCTCGACAATAAAATCAGCGACATCCTCAACTACGTCAAAGACTGATTCAAATACCGAAGCCATATCGCTACCCTAGGAACTCACGACCAAGATTGACGAACATAGCGTGTCCCCCAGATGCGGTGGGAAGAATGCGAACTTCGGAATCCCGCGACTCTAGTTTTTTCTTAACAATCTTGAATACCCCAAGTAACTTGTCATCACTTATCTGCGTAGCGTAATGGGTAATACCTTTATCTTGTAAATAACGTATATATTCCAATACATTAGCGACAAAATTCCTAGCTGTATCTACATTAAGCGCCCTGCCAATCATCTTCGTTTTATTGGCTGTCCCTATATGGCCAAGGAAGACCGTATTCCCAAATTGGGTCATATCCGCATTCTCCAACGACCCTTCTTTTGCAATCATCATTAAAATTTCGTGGGTAGCCTTCCCCCGCTTGTCAGTTCCATCTACATATATAGACATGATAGACGCCGGATCGAGTTCTTCCTTATCACTATTCACTACTCGCATCAGGTCACCTCCAAGATACTTGCTACAACATGCAACCTGTTTGAACTAGCGGCGGTTACTTTCAATACTTCCCCTGTCTGCAATACCAGAGGAGCGGTGAGTAGCTCTGTGGTAGCGTTTGCAGATACGGCTTTAGTCTTAAATAGGCTAAACACGACACTAGCGGAATTAGTAAGCGTTACAGTTATAGTATCGGCATTACCGGAATCCTCAGATACAAGGATGGAATTAACAATACTGGTGGTTAACGCAGGGGCCGTATAGAGCGTTGTCACGCTGGTAGTCGTTAAATCCACCTTTGCATTTGTGTATACGTTTGCCATTATCTAAAAAACCACGCCGTAGCTGTAGCCTTATCGGCAGTATTAGCGTTTCTAACTACGGTGTCCAGTTGCTTAAAATACAGCCGCAACACGTTGTTAAACTGCTCGAAACTCTCCTGTGAGTACTCAATAGGGGGGTACGGAAGCGCAGGAGCACGAAATATTACATCATATCTTGTATTATCAACAGCCATTATCGTCGTCCATCTGGGCGCATATCAAGCCGCGGTGACCCTAACTGCCACGTAACTCCTGTGGCATCAGACTCAATACGCATAGATAATTGCCGCCCCCGCACTCTTATATCTAATTGCTCCGTAAAAACCTCTACCGGAGAGGTTGCGGTACGAGTTATCGTTGCATTATTCACTCCTCCTGTGGACGTGGGGGAGGTATACCCTGCACCAGGGTTTGCCAGAGGACTTAGAGTCAAAGTTACAACAGGATTAGTGGCTGTGGAGCCGTCAAAGGAAACATCCGGTATCACCCGACTCACGAACATGTATTTATGCCCATCATCAAGATCGAATTCCGAAGATACGGCATAGGCGGTTATAGCCGCTGCACTGCTCCCCTGATTGTTATCTACTCCGTCCTCATGATCTACTAGATTATAGGAGTACGTGGCGGCTAGCGGACTATCCCGCAGCCCTGAATCAAGCCAAGCAGTACGCGCTAACGTACCAAAATACCATATATTCTCAAGGTAGTTATATATTACATATTTGTCGATATTTGTAGCAGAATCAGAACAATAGAACCACCATACTTCGTGGAATGACTCGTTCGTACCGGCAAACACTTGTGTATATTGTGCGGTGTTAAAGTCATTAAACACGTATTTTCGTACATCGCATTGCAGTGGCTGGGTGCGACCATCGTACTTATAAAATTTATCCTTTCCCATCCAGTAAGCAATGCCATTAGCGTAAGCCACCGCATTCTGAGAAGATATAGATACGTTCTCCCCTACAATAGATGCGGCCCATACGGCAGGGGCTCCTACATATTGCAACGAATATAAAGAAGAATCCGTCCACACCAACACTTCTTGTCGTGCCTGGGATGCAGCAACAATCTTGGTACCTCTGGATAGCTGTAGGCTACCCGCCTGATTTGTAGCAGAAGGAGTCCAATTAGTAGCATCTTCCTGGTCAGACCATCTGAGCAATGTGGGGTCTAAAGTACTACTGCCTATCGGATTCGTACCCAAGCAAAACACAAATCTGTTAATATCCGATACAAGTATCAGGTTTTGTGCTGTCGGCACATTAGAGGCACCACCCAAACTAGACAGCAAAACCCCTCTGGTACCGACACCATTGGTAGCATCCCAGTAGTATATACTGCCGCCATCGGGGCCGAAGACTAAATCTTCTCCAAAATCAGACTGGGTCCAGAAACGGATTTTAGTCGTAGAAGACTCACCAACGCCCCACGCCCCTTGCCCCCATGTAGATGCGCCCCAACCCGATATCGGAACCGCAAAAGGACTACCTATATTTATCTGGTACGCAGCGGAAACACTCCCCCCACCAGTAGCAGTAGAAGATGCGTTAGAAGAAGCAGTTATTGTGTATGTATTGGCGGCTGAAGTGACCCCCGTGGTAAGCGCGTATTCGCCATCTATTGTAAGACCACCAACTGCGGAGGCCCCGCTAAAAGTAACATAGTCCCCAGTTACATACCCAAGAGCAGAATCGGTAACTACTACGGTTGTTGAACCAGAAGCGGTAGTAAAGGGGTTGGTTAAAGACACAGTAGCACGTATTGGTGTGATATCATTATAAGCGCCGACATTTTCTATATAGAACTTCAGATGTGTACCTACCCCAATTAGATTCTGCCCCCCTAAAGTAACCCAATTCCACAAAGACCTGCAAACACCGGTAAAAGTGGAAGTAGATATCCGCGTCCAACCGCCTATCTTTTCTGGGGTGCCCTGACGAAATCTAATTTTATCGCAATCATACCAACCACCTTCATTGGTATAGCGGGTACCTTCACGATTGACACCTGATTTTAGACTCACCTTTGATAGTGGCATGGCTCAATCACCGATCTTTAATGTGGCGTTGTTTGAAGTTAGCATACTATGAACAATAACAGGACTCAAACTAAAGCCTCTAGCCGTTTCGCGTGTCTCTCCGTCCGCTCAGGCGTCTGGCGGTACAGCTTAGAGTCGCGTAGCTGTGCCGCCGCATCCCCCCAGTCCCCGGCGTCCATGGCAGAGAGGTGCTTTTTGAATTTGCCATATCGGTTGACCCCAAGCTGGAATGCCAACGATGCAGCGGTAATCTGGGCGGCGGCAGGCATACCGCCAAAGTCGAAAATCAGCTGGCGGCAGTCGGATATGCAGGTCTTAACATCCTCGTTGAAAAGTTCAGTGACGCGATCAGCACTAACACTGGTGCCTACAGGATCTCCAAACTCCACATCTGTTACTTTAATCAGATGACCGATTCCTGTCGTGGGCTTGTCGAGATGATCCAAATAAATGGAATGCTCTATACCCTCGTCCTGCTCGAGTAGTGACCTGAGTTGGTCTATCACTTGCGTCTCTCCTGCTGCCACGCCCTGGCCTTGCCCATTGATCTTGACCCGAACCAGAACGCGATTATACTTGAAAATATAACACTTGTTTCATCGTCCCAAATAGCCAGAAGTCCAGCAGACAGGTCCATCCCTTGGGTATTTACCATACTATAAAGCGTAACGCCCTTGATCGAGGCAAACAAGATGAAGAAGGCATAAGTGAGAACAGGACGAACAGACCCCCGCATAGCGTTGACAAAAGATCCAGCGTCGATGGATTTATCATGCTCATATATACCTTTTGTCTCTGCTATGTCGGCCTGAGCATCAAGCTCGGCAATCTTCAGCGTCGAGAGCTGCTCTGCATAGCGGGCCTTGGCTTCCAGCATCGCCAAATCTTGCTTATTCTGCTGCCCCTGTTTGAAGTAACCAAGAACCTCGGGGATGATAGAGGTGCCAAACCCCAGGGCCGTACCCAATAGCGATAGAATCATCTTAGAAGTCCCCGCGCTCCTTGAGGAGACAGCCAATGGCACCGCCCAGGGCACCCGCCAGTATGACTCCGGGTTGATCTATCAAGACGCCGAGGCCGACGACAGCGCAACCCGCCGCCGCATAGGACGACGGTTCTTTCATACGATCAGCGATCCAGCATAGAATATTCTTCATAGTTCTTGTCCTTATCTTTTAGCAAGAGCAGAGCCGGTTAGGATGGCTCCAAATGCTAGGTGAAACAGCCCTCCGCCCATGAGCGTGAACGGGCTGTGTTGTCCAGTCAACTTCTTCATCAACTCCATTTGCACCATCGGCTCCGAGGTGCTGTTAATAATCTCCATGAATAGACTTATGTCTGGTCTGTTGATTCCGTACCATATTGGCACAAACATAAAATCGTAAAAGCAGATAAGCAGGTAAATCGACAACGCCGTCCAGCGCCACGTCATGGTCGCTTTTTCGTGTGCGGTCAGACCGTCTATCATCTAAACACACGGGGGGGAGCAACGCATATAATCCGCCGTCATGGCGATAGCGACAACCGCCACCGTCACAAGCGCCACCAATATAACTGCCTTGAACATTTTCATTTGCCCTTAGTCATCCATGCCGACATGCCCATGTAGGCTCCGACGACACCGGCTTGACCGATATAGAATAACCCAAACAAATCCGACAACGCCTTGATCCTGGCGTCCGGGAAGATGGGAAGAAAGACGGCCAGGGTAAACGCAATCATCGACCCCATTGCAACCCAGGCCATCTGGCGCTGCGCATCCATTTTCTCGTGTTGAGACAATGCAGCTGAGGCCGCCAGTTCCGCATCACTCACGACCCCATCGCCGTCGATGTCCAGATCGCTATGTACGCTGTCTTTTTGTAGCTTTTTTACCATGTTACTCTGCCTCGCCATTGTGTGATACGTCTTTGATCTGCTCACGAAGTTCAGCTATCCGCTCTGCACGGGTGCGCCTCCATTCCGGCATGTCAGCATCGGCCACGGTCAGCAATGCAGTGTACGCCGTCATCTGATTGATCTCCAATGTCCTCACACGATCTATCAGCTTAATCAGGATCGTGTTTTGCATTTTCATCAGCGAAACTAGCTCGTCCTGCTTGGCAGAGATGTCCGTCTTTAAGTCTTTGAGAACAAAGGCGATCAGCTTCCAAAGTGCAACACCGCCAGCAATAGCTACAGCAAGCGGCACACCTAAGGTCTCTATCATCTTCATGACGGCTGCGGGAGTCATTTATTTGTCTTCGCTTTGTGAGAGTTTCCGGTTGATCATAAAACGCTGGATTAGAACGGCAATGGACAACACTCCCACAACCACGCCTATCAGGACGTTTAACTGTCCCCCGATTATGAAATTCCAGGCAGATGCTGCGAAGCCGCCCGACGCTGCAACAGCATCTCCAGTGGTACGGACGCTCATGATTTAATCCCCGGCAAAACTTCGTGCATCGAATTTCCAGTGGCTAGTAAGCATGTAATATTCTCTGGGCT